GCAATCGTAAGCGCTCAAAGTGGCGATTTATTGGTGTCTGAAATAACAGTATCAATCCTAACGAGCTGGAGTTAATTATGAGCAAAGAAGAAGATTTAGCCTTCTTAATTAAGACAGGCCAAATAAAGGAAGCACCAAAAGAAAAAGCACAACCTAAAAAGGAAGAGGAATAACAGTGGCAATTTACTTAAACAATAACGTAGGCATCAAGCTAGCGACCAATGCTGCGCCTACTACACCATCTATTGATATTAGCGACCTAGTATCTAGCGCTGTTATCAACCAAATCGTAGATGAGCTAGAGATTACTGCGATGGGTGATACCGCTCACCGCTACGTAGCAGGTCTACAATCAGGCACATTTACAATCGACTTTATGAATGACTGGGCAACATCTGAGGTAAGCCAGACTCTTAATGAGGCATTTGGCAAGACTCTAGCTGTATCAGTAATTACAGTTAAGGGAACTACAGTTTCAGCTGCTAACCCTACCTACCAGTTCTCAATCCTAGTAAATAACCTAACTCCAATCGGATCAGCTGGAGTAGCCGAAATTGCTACATCTAGCGTTACATTTACTGTAAACTCTGGAATCACAGTATCGCCATCAGTGGCGTTCTAATTAAGGAGTAACAATGGCAAAGCTTAAAATTACTAGGGCTAATGGTGAAGTCACAGAACACAAGATAACACCAGGAATTGAATATAGCTTTGAGTTGAAGTGGGGCGCAGGTATTAGCAAGATTTTGCGTGAGCATGAACAGCAAACCCATATTTTTTGGTTAGCTTGGGAGTGCTTGCGCAAGTCTGGTGCACAAGTACCTGTGTTTGGAGTTGAGTTTATAGACAGCCTAGAAACTGTCGAGGTATTAGACGAAGAAAAAAAATAATAAAGCGGGATTCTATAGTCTATGGAATAGCAGCATTATCCGTAGAAACTGGGATACCGCCTAGCGAGTTTATTAATATGGACTCGGACATGTATCGGGGAATTATTCAAGTATTAACCGATAGAGCAGAAAGGGTCAAAAATGCCAGTCGTGGTAAACGGCGTTAAAGAACTCCAAAAAGCGATGCGAGATGTTGACCCTGCGCTTAATAAAGAAATGTCTAAAAATATAAAAGTAGCCATGACTGTTATTCAAAATACAGCTAGAGGATATTTACCTACCCAGGATCAAGTATTAAGTGGCTGGGGTAAAGGCACATCATCGGCTGGCACAATAAATTATAGAGCCTTTCCAGCTTATGATTATAGTCTAGCAAGAAGTCTTATTAAGTACTCAGCAGGCACTAATAAAAGAAATAGAGCAGGATTTAAAGCCGCATTTTATGTAGCCAATATATCTGCACCTGGCGCTATCTTTGAAACCGCAGGTAGAAAAAATAGAAATGGTGCACCTAATTCTCAAAGCCTAAACCCTAACGCTGGTGTTAACTTTATTGAATCGGCAGAAAATTTAAGCACAATGAAGGGCGAAGGCAAACAAAAAGGCCGCTTGATTTATCGTGCTTGGTCAGAAGAAAAAGACAAGGTGATCCCAGCTGTGGTCAAGGCTATTGATACTGTGGCCATTAAGTTTATTAAAGACACAGAGATTAGGAAGGCTGCCTAGTGGCCAATTTAATTGTATCGGCAGTCAGCACCTTTGATAATAAAGGATTAAAAAAAGGGCAAAAAGAAATAGGCTCATTTGAAAAAAGAGTAAAAAGTTTTGCCAAAGTATTTGCTGCCGCATTTAGCGCTAGAGCATTATTAAATTACAGTAAAAAAGCAGTAGCCGCATTTGCAGCCGATGAGAAAGCAGCCAAATCTTTAGAGCAACAATTAATTAACACAGGCTACCAATTTAGTTCACCAGCGGTAGAAAATTACATAGCAAACTTACAAAAAACTACAGGTGTATTAGATGACCAGTTAAGGCCAGCATTTCAGCAATTACTAACTGTTACAGGTTCAATTACTACTAGCCAGGATGCATTAAATACAGCCTTAAATATAAGCGCTGGTACTGGTAAATCATTAACTGCCGTTAGCACAGCTTTATCACGAGCATACGCAGGCAATACCACAGGCCTTAGCAGATTAGGTGCTGGACTAGATAAAGCCCTATTAGCCACTGGCGACATGGATAAGATTATGGGCGAACTTAATAAAAAGTTTGCAGGTCAATCCGCAGCCAGATTAACTACCTATTCTGGAAAGATGGATTTACTAGCTGTAGCATCTGCCGATGCCCAAGAAATTATTGGTAAAGGGTTAGTAGATGCAATAGCCACACTAGCTGATAATCAAGATTTAACTAAATTTAACGATCAATTAACAGATACCGCAGAAAATATAGCCGATATTGTAAGAGGTTTAGGTGAGGTTGCGGCAGGTATTAAATATCTAACAAACCTACCAGGATTAAAACAATTACTTTCTATTGGATTTGAAACTAGTTTATTAGGTGTACTGGCTAGGCTTGGTAGAGAAAATACACCACAGCAAGATCGTGGCGGTCAAGAAAGAACTGCAGGCCGTATCAATGCTCAGCAAAGAAAAATAGAAACAGAAATAATTAAAAAAGCTGCGGCAGCCCGCAAAGCTGAACTAGATGCATTAAAGAAAAAAAATGCGGTAGATTTATTAGCTGAGAAATTTGATGTAGAGCGTATTGGATTTCAAAAAGCGCTCAATGAAGCTACAGATGAAGAAACCAAATTACGCATTAGAGCCCAGTTAGCAATCTTAGATAATAATGAAGCATTAGCCAAAAAGATATTAGAAGAATTAAAAGCGGCAGATGCAGCAAAGAAATTAGGGGATGCATTAGAGGCTAATGCTGATAAATACGATAAAATGATAAGTGGCTTAATTGGACAATTTAGAGCGCTAGGTTTATCACTACAAGAATCTATGGCCTTAGCAGGTATGTCTGCTAGATACCAAGCACAGGCAGATGCCTTTGCAGCTGGTAGAGGCCCAGGTGGTGCAGCGCCATTATCTACAGATCCATACGATGTTTTAATAAGACAATTAGCGCCAGAGTTAAGTTCTTCCTATGGTTTACCTGCACAGGAAGCAATTTCATTAGCACACATGTCTGCAAGATATCAAGCGCAAGCAGATGCAATTACTTTAAGAATCGATGCCTCTGGCGACAAGATGAGCCAAGCAATAGCAGAAAGTATCCAATTAGCAACTAGATCGGGTTATAGCACTGCACCTGCTGGGTTCTTATGACAGTACCTGTAATAAATGCAATAATTAATTTTAGTACTGGCCCTAGTTTTGCCCAAGCCATGATATTAGATACAGGTATTTTAGATGTAAATATATTGGGCGATAGTGCCTCAATAATTGTCGATGTATCAAATCAAATAAATAGTATTCAAACTAATCGAGGCCGTACCGCTTTAAGCGATCAATTTCAAACAGGATCTCTTACATTACGCATAGTAGATCAGAATGGCGATTTTAACCCACAGAACGTATCAGGACCATATTACAATTTATTAACACCTATGAAAAAGGTGCAGATTACGGCTACCTATGGTGCTAATACTTACCCTATATTTGCAGGATTTATTACAAGTTATGTTACAACTTATCCCGATGAATCAGAAGCAGATTTAGCCATAACCACTATTCAAGCTGTAGATGCTTTTAGATTAGCCCAATTAGCACAGATAAGCACTGTTACTGGTGCAACGGCTGGCGATCTATCAGGTACTCGTATAAATGAGATATTAGATGAAATTGACTGGCCAGTATCACAGCGAGATATTGACCCAGGTCTTACTACATTACAGGCAGACCCAGGTACTAACCGCACAGCATTACAAGCTTTACAAATTGCAACAGAATCCGAATATGGTGCTATCTATGTGAGTGCCGATAATAACTTTGTATTTCAAGATAGAGGCGTAACTGCTGGATCTATTGGTGGCACACCTACAGTCTTTGCAGATGATGGATCAGGCATAGATTACTTTGATGCTACCTGGATATTAAACGATGTATTGGTATTTAATAAAGCCACTATTACTCGAGCTGGTGGAAGCCCACAGGTAGCCCTAAACCAAGCCAGCATAGATAAGTATTTTTTGCATAGTTACTTTTTAGATAATCTGTTAATGCAGTCAGATGCAGTAGCCCTAGATTATGCCCAGGCTTATGTAGCCAGTAGGCAAGAAACCTCTATTCGAGTAGATGCCATAGTCCTAGATCTATATACCGATAATTACAATTCAGGCATATTGGCAGCTCTAGATTTAGATTTTTTTGATCCAATTACAGTTAAGACTACCCAGCCTGGTGGATCACTTTTAGAGAAGACTTTACAGATTTTTGGGGTACGTATGGCAATAACCCCGAATAGTTGGAAAACCACGTTCACCACATTAGAGCCAGTTATTGACGCTCTAATTTTGAATAACAATATATGGGGCACTTTAGACTATAATGTGCTTAGTTACTAAGGAGAGATAATGGCAGCAGGTTTAGGGTTTAAGGATTTTACTACAGGTGAGGTATTAACCGCAGCCGATGTAGATGGCTATTTAATGCAAGGTGTGTGGGTGTTTGCCAGTGCCACAGCTAGAGATGCAGCCGTTACATCACCACAAGAAGGTAACTTTGCTTACCTCAAAGATACAAACGTTACGACTTATTACACTGGATCAGCCTGGGCTAATTTAGATACTACTGGCATGACTAATCCAATGACCACTACTGGCGATACAATTTATTCATCTAGTGGATCAACACCAGCTCGCCTAGGAATTGGCAGCACTGGACAAGTTCTTACAGTCGCTGGCGGTGTGCCAAGTTGGGCTACTCCAACTGGTGCTGGTGCAAATTTTAGCTTACTTAACGCAGGTGGCACAGCATTAACAGGTGCAGCAACAATTACTGTATCAGGTATAAGCGGGCAAGATAAATTAGCAATTTTAGTAGATAATTCAAGTTCAGTAAATACTAACTTTACTTTGTCTGTTCGTTTTAATACAGATAGCGGCACAAATTATGCAAGATACGGAATATACTTGCAATCATCAACATCACAACAGAACGAACAATCCTCTTTTTCAGATAACCAAATTTACATGGCAAGTTCTGGCACAAGTGGTGCAGGTTCGGTAGTAGCAGGATATGTGCACGTAGATGGATGCAACGCTGCTGGTGTTAAAAGATGGTGGAGTATTGCAGGTGGAAACGGCACAGCAGCAGTTTCTTATCCTACAGGTGGAGTGTATAAAGGTACATCTACTATATCTAGCGTTAGTATTTTAAGTTCAAATGGTAATTTTGATTCTGGAACTGTTTATATCTATGGAAGCGCATAAGGAGTAATCATGTTAATTAAAGAAAAAATCGTTGATATTACAACTGGTGAAGAATCTATTGTTGAGCGTGAAGAAACTGCCGATGAAATTGCTTACAGAGAAAAAGCGCAAGCAGATGTAGAGGCACAAATATCCCAAGCAGAAACTAAAGCGCAAGCCAAAGCAGTAGCCGAAGCAAAGTTAGCAGCATTAGGATTAACTACTGAAGATCTTAAAGCTCTAGGTTTATAGCTGTAAATGAAGCCTTGGCTTTGTGCAGCTGGTGTGCAGTTAAGAGATCAGATTGATACCTGGTATCCAGATCGCCGCTCTACCAGTGATGGGTGGATTGGTGATGCTCGTCATTCCGCCAGTAAATCGGATCATAATCCAGACGAACGGAGCGGATTCGTTGTCAGAGCCATTGATATTGATT